TCTTGATACGCAATACTAGAATGATTAAATGCAATATGAGTGTATCCTAAATCAACTAGTGTTTGGTATGTTGTAACTAACTCACCCATATCTTTACCTTGACATACAGCCATTAAATTAACTCCTTCAGGTAAACCTTCCTTATAGTTTATCATCCAACTCTTAGCATTACGGAGTGTTGCTGCTGCATCATTCCATTCATCAGGAACTACAAATACATTAGGACGAACTAAATTAATTTTATCTAATAAATCTTCTGTTGTATGTGTTACTCCTTCAAATAGACCATTATCCATGATAATAAAACGTCCATGTGTTTTAGAATACTCAAAAAATTCTTTGTACTCTGTGTATTTGTCAATTAAATGTGGTAAACAATAATCATAGTCATTCCACTTATATGCAAATTTCATTAAGCCCAAAGGCAACTCATGACTAACCTTCATATACAGCTGTATTTTTATTATGTTCAGCAAATTCTACTCTCACAACACTAACTCTACCATTAGTTTCTTCCTGAACAAATGTATTAATTTTTTCAAATACATACTTAGCAAATTGTTCAGCACCTACACTTGGTAATTCTCTTAATTGAATAATACCTAATTCATTCATTGTTCTAAATCCACCAATACCTGGATCATCTTCAGCTACAAGTGTAGTGTGGTCAAACATATAGTCCATCCATTCTTTAGGATTTTTATTATCAATAGTACCTTTAGCACGTTTCATACCTCCAAAATCCCAAACCCAATTTCTTTCATCTAATTCACCTTCAAACCATACTTTAAATGAAACACCATAACCATGAAGGTATTTACAATGAGTACCTTCTGCTCTCCATTGACGGAATACTGTACTAAAACCATCAAATATTTTTGTTGATTGAAACTTTCCCATATTATTTTTTATTTTGATTTTGATTTGTACTTGAGAACAATAAATGACTTAAAAATGTTAAGCCTAACGCTTGATAAAACGTTATAGTTTTTAACCCAAATATATCAGGCATCAACCAGTTCCACAGTAATTGCACGGGTAAAGCCAGTATAACACACACTAAAGCAATTATTAATACTATACCAACAATAGCGGTAAGTGTTGCTTCTAATTTTTGCATAACAAATATTTTAATTAAAGTTATCTAATTTTTCCTTAGTAGCCAAATGTTTTTCTTGAAGTGTTATTTTTCCTTTAGTATGTTTAGGAGTGTATGGACAATGTCTACATCCGTTACCACAACACTGTCCTCTTTTAATGTGGAAGAGCGCAGTGAATATCACGCGCTCTCCCTCCATATAATAATCAATTCCTTCTTTTATTTGATCCATACTACACTATTTCACAAGCGCCTCCAGCACACGCTGCTTGATCCATTAATGCTGTTTCATCACTGAACTCAACTACTTTACTTAAGTCAATATTATGTAAGTGAGTAGCCATTTCATTAAATTGTTCTTCAGTAATGTCCTCGAATGGAGCTTGTTTATATGTTCCTCCAAAATAAGGTAATACTGATAAACCATTGAATGTATTTCTATTCTCCCACATCCACTTACCTACTGCTTCCCATTCACCTTCGTTAATTGATACAGTAGCAGAAACGTTATTTGTATTAGCACCTTTACGATGTCCTTTCTTAACCCATTGTGTGTTGAATCTCTTGGTACGTTCAAGCATATCCATTACGTTCTCTGTTCTTAAAATAGAACCAACAGGTGCTTTTTGTGGTACTGAAATAACTGCTTGAATTGTTGGTTTGAAAAAATCATCTTCAACTAATTCTGGATGGTTAGCAGCTAAGTGTGAGTATATAGCTTCATTCTTGCCTACTCTAATTCTTCTAACATAGTAATCATTATGCCAAGCGTGAATACCACTTGATGTACCTAACACTAATGAACTAGTACCTGATGGTTTAACTGTAGTTACACGAGCTGCTTTATTTACACCTATAATATCAGCTACACGAGCGTTTTCTTCTTTAGCTAAGTCGGCTGCTTTTTTCAAGTCATAGTTCAAAATAACTCCTGAACCAATACCTGTCATACCAACACCTAACAAAGCATCTTTCTCTGTTGTTTTACGCCAAATATCTCTTAAGTAATGAAAATCAGTGTATGCTGCTTGTAATGTACCTATAAATGCACCTACACGTACTCTTTCATTTAAATCATCTTGTGATTCAATATTTGATACATTTACCTCACATAAGTTACAAAATTGATAAGAGCGTAATGCAATTTCACAGCATGGATTAGTACCCCAATCTTTATCGTTTGAGAAGTAAATACCGGGTTCACCTGATCCACTTAACTCAATTTTCTTCCATAATTTAAAAAATTCCTCCTCATCAATCTTATGACGCATAACAACTGCTGAGTTATTTGCTCTTCCACGTTGTGGATTTTGTTCCCACCATTCACCAAACTTACATGTTAACATTGCCTCATCATCCAAGTTAAACAACGAAATTAACGCTGCTCTTCTAATACCGCCACTTAATACTGCATCTGCAATATGACAAGCCATATCATGTACTTCAACTGATGATAATTTATCACCATTTTGTTTACGTTCAAATATCTTTTGTAAGTTGAATAAGCATTCTTTTAATGGTTCAGGACCAGGTGCTTTACCACCAACCGTGATTAATTGTGCTCCTTTAGGACGAATATCTCTAAAGTCAAACAATGGTAATGGTGCACCTGTAAAATATGCTTTACATAACATACGAACAGCGTCAGCCCATCCTTCAATACTGTCACCAATTAAGTAACGTTTATGTTTAGTTGGTACTTTAATTTCAGGTAATTGTTCAATATGATGTAGTTGTACTGAGTATCCTACTCCACACCCTGATAATAGTAAAAACATTATTTCACTGAATGATCTCCAATCATCAATTGGTAAAAATGAACAGTTAAATATACGTGAATTATTTAATTCAATTGGCTTGCCTGCAAACTGTAATGAACGCATAGACGGTAACACCTTCTTATCATATACTAACTTATAAGCATTTTCAATTTCATCTTTCAATTGTGGAAACTTTGCTTGATGCATTTCCTTATTTCTTGTTACCAATTCGCTCCATGTTTCTCTCCTGTTCTTCTCAGGGACAAACTTAGCGTACTTCATATAGGTGGTAATCTCACTCAATATGCTCTGTGTTACGTCCATTTTGTTTTATATTTTAATTTTAAAGTAAATAATGCCACTCACGCTTTCACGTGTTAAAAAATCCTAAATCCTAGTTAAACTAATTTATTATCCTCATCCGCGAACGCGTATAAGATAAAGTCGTCAAAGATATCTTTTGGGACACCTTTTAACGTGTTGGAGTATTCTTGTAGCTTTGATTCGTTAATCAATTGTAAGTTACTCTCTAATAGAACCGGTTTGAAACTCAATAGTGTTTCTTGGATGATATCTGTGTCGTCATCTCCGTAAGCAATACTCTCATCTAAGTATTCTTTCATTAACTTGTCTAAATTTGCCTTTGAATACTCCATTATTTAAAACGTTTTTTTATTTCAGAAATAATATATTTGGAGATACGACTAATCGTTTCTTTCAATTTATCTTTTAATGCTTTCTTTTGTTGCCCTATACGTAATCCCTTAAATGGTACCTCAACACTCTTCATATGGGGTTCTAAATATTCACGATAGGCAGTACCTGCTAAAAATACGAAATTATCTTTGTCAAGATTGTACTTTCTTGATGCTAGTTGATTTAAAACAGTATCTGCCCAATCTTTTCTAGCATCTGATGGCATTTCTTTTAATGTCTTATTATAAGGCTCAATAGTCTTATGTAATGGTACCAAATGATGTTTAGCAGATAGTATATATATATCTTTATCATCAGTTAATTTCTTAGCATATGCCAATTGCTTATTAAACAAATCAGAATTATATAGCTTTTCAGCTGGTGCTGGCTTGTCTAATTTGCCTGCGGAACATGATACGAATACTACTGTTGACATTAATTATATATGTGTTTGATATAAATATTATTTTGAGGCATTTAATTCAAAGAATTTGTTCCTTAAGTTGTCTCTATCAAAAGTATTAAAGTTCTCGTTCAATTTTATTGGTTTGTCAATTACTATGTCATCTTCTTCAATTTCATTATCATCGATAACAATATTACCTGTTGATGTATCTATACTTGCGTTATATGTAAATCCATCCATTCCATATCGATTCTTCATGATATGAAAACGACCTGTACTGTTTACCTTATCTGCTTTTAAACGTGATAATGATATAGCGAAATCTGTAATCATCATTTTACTATACGAACCAGCGGCTTTATCACCTTCAATAATGTCATCTTTAGCACCTGCTCTGTTTACCTGAGATACACTCCATATTGGTAAATTTAATTCACGTGCTAATCCTTTAGTGGCAATATATACATCATCAATTTCATCTTTACGGTCTTTACTAACACGATTAGGTCTTAATAAGTCAACATAATCAATTAGTATTAAGTCAGGTCTGTTACCTAAGTCATTACATTTTTGAATATGTGCTTCAATTGTGCTTATAGTTGCTTTACCCATCGGAAACTCTTTAATCACTAATTTACCAGGTAACTTAGTAATCGCCTCTTCTACAGTTGATCTATGTTGTTGAATAACATTAACTGATATGTCTGTGAAACAAGCATCATATCGTTTACCAACATATGCTTCAGATAATTCTAATGTATAATGATTAACTGTGAATCCTAACTTAACTGCTTGAGCACCTAATGCAATTAGTGACCAACTCTTACCTCCGCCTGGTGAGCCAAATATTAAGCCAAAATCACCACCACCTAAACCACCTTGTAATAGTTCGTTTATTTTCTTCCATGGTGTAGCAATCGCATTTCTATATTCTTCGCGGTATCTATCCTCAACATCTTTCTCATACTCGTGACCTAAATTTTTCTCCATACCAGCTTTTAATGCTTGGTCAATTAGATGTCTGATATCATCATACATTCCTGATTGTAATAGGTCAACTGATGATAATAGTGCTTTTTTTAGTTGTTGGTTCTTGCAAAAATTACTAAACTCTTCTTCAACATAAGCAGCATCCTCAACACTTATTTTATATGATTCCTTTAATTGCTCTACTACTGATGTTTTTAATACTTCATTATCAATTTTCTTTACTTCGATATGTAAAATATCAAGTGTAGGAATGCTATGGTAATGATCAAAATAATCAATAATTTGTTTAATTAACCATTGATGTGCTTGGTTATCAAAGTATTCAGTTGTGAGTACATCCCTAATATTTAGTAAGAACTTTTTGTTCTTCAATAATGAACTAATAATCTTAACTTGGAAACTTAATCCATAGCTAGATAGTTTTGAAAACGCAACCATAATTTTATTTTATTTTGTATGACGTAAGATATGAAAAAACATCTTGAAGCCAAAACTCTACGTTGGGGATTGAATCTCCAAGACAATCTTCTTTATACATCTTAATGAACTCATTTCTACTGAATGGTGGAACAGGAGCAGCAACAATGTTTAAAATATCTTCTTTATCAAAAACAAAAATATTTGGATTGTTTATATCCATCAACTGTTTGTTAATCATAAGTTGATTTCTAAAATTATGTATGTCCTCATACCTACCTTTCTTATCTTTAGCATCCTCTAATATTTCCTCTATTGTAACTGGCTCTGTAGCCAATTTAGGGTATAATTTAAGTAATGTTTTAGGTCCTATTTTACTAACTCCTGGTATATTATCTGATTGATCTCCTAGCAATATTTTCTGTGTTAGAAAATTCTCAGCTATAATACCATATTCATCTTTAATAGCAGTGGGTGTATAAAACTTTTTCTTAATAGGAGAATAAACACTTACTCTTTCATTTACTAATTGTAAAAAATCTCTATCAGCACTTACTATTATAACTTCATTTTGTAGTTCTTTACTTAAGTAACCAATTACATCATCAGCTTCAATTTTGTCAATTGACATTAATGATACTGGTAGACATTTTAGGTATTCAACTAAACGAAGCATTTGGTTAGTAATAGATTCAGATTCATCTTCTCTACTCTCAAATCCATCCCAATTAGTAATACGTTGTAATTTTCTATTCGCTTTATAAGCGGGAAATAAATTTTTCTTATTGTTAGTATTACCTAATCCATCAAACACTAAGATTACCCTAGTAGGTTTTATATGTCTAATAAGGAAACCTAGTGATTTTAGAAACCCTGTCAGGCCACCTATATGGTGGCCGTTAGGGTTCATATGATGAATCATGGCAAAACTTCTCAGAAACATATTCATACAATCTATCAGTACCACCTTACTGTCTAGATGTAAGGGTTGGTCTTTAGTATTCTGAATACTTTCAAATATGTGGGCGTATTTACTCTTCGACATCTACATTAGCGCTTATAGTGGTTCCATCTAATTCACTGTCTTCTTCTACAATATCAAAGTCAGTTGTACCTAAAACTTGTAACCACTCATGTGAGTGAAGTTTCTTGTAATCATCAACTGCTTTTTTATCGTCCTCAATAAACCCATGCACTGTCATAATAGATGCACCTTTACTAGTAACGCCTGTAATGTGATTTTTATCAACTGATATTTTTGTTCGTTTAGCGAACTCAACATCTTTACCATTCTTAGTAGCTTTAATCTTATTAGTACCTGGATTTGTGATGTTACCAAAGGTAATAACAAGTGATGAGTCAAAGAACATAGTGTTTCCACCTTTATTCTTCATCTTAGGTTGTTCCATAGGTGATCCTGGTTTGTCAACCCATACTTTATTAACTGCTACTAATGTATTAGTATATTGATAAGTTTCCTTACGTGATAATACTATTTTTTGGTTAATAAAATTACCAAATTGTTGAGACATAGCACCTGCATTCCATTCATTGTTATTTTTGTTTGATTCAATACTCAAACGACATGGAATACTACCTACTGAATCCCAGAAGAAACATAAATCATAAGGTAAATTACCTTTAGATTGTTCATCTAACATATCAGCAATGAAAGCCGCTACATCTTCTACTGTATTTAGTTGTCCTCTATCTGTATAAATAAAGAAACCTTTATAATCTGTAACTTCACCTGTAGTTTCATTAACTATAGGCTCGATTTCAAAACCCATTTGTTGGGCGTGTTCCCAACTCCACTTCATCTCTGTAATAATAAAAACAGGTAATACACCCATTTTTTGCGCAGCGACTGCAGCCTCAAGCATAGCTGTTGTTTTACCAGTATCCGAGTGACCACGTAACAAAGTTATGTGGCCAATCGGTATCCCAGGTATAGACAGAGTGTCTTGAAAGGCTTTCGAAAGTGGAATCCAACGTTGTGGTTTAAATTTCACAGGTTGATCTAGGTATTTTGCTTGCTTGAATCTATCAAGGTCAAATGTTCCCTTAATCGCTTGTGAAACACTAGCGTTTAAACTCTTTTTTGCGTTTGCCATTAAATTGTTGATTAGTCGTTAAATAAACTGTCGAACTCTTCTTCATCGAAGCCCTTTTTCTTAGGAACGATAGCTTCTACTACCGCTGGTGTAGGATCAGCTTCAGCAGCTTCTTCTGTTTCAGCAGATGGTTCTAACCATTCCATTAAAATCGTTTTCATTTCTTCGAACTCGTACTTCTTATAATGAGTAAGTACGTCTGGTTGTTCACTAATCCAAGCTTTGATTTGCTCATTATCGTCTGATAATGCTGACGTTTTAGGCTTAATACGAACTGAAGACTTATTGTACTTAGTACCTGTAACATCAGGACCTACAGTGTCAATAGTCATATCACGACCATCCATTACGTCTGTGTAGTCTCCGATATCCTCATCTTCAGCGATACCTAATAACTCGAGATACATTTCTCTACCAAATTCCCACAAACGAACACCTTTGTCTTCTTCACCTCTCACAATAACAGGAGCAAAAATTCTCATCTTTGGACTAATTTTTTTAGCCAAAGTCCAGTTTTCTTTGTCGCTTGTTTTCTTTAATTGAGCTGCGAATTCAACGATTGGATCTTTCTCGTTAAAGTTAGTTAATGCTAACATGGTTTTGTTTCCAACACCATAATGAAACATTACTTCTCTAAACGGATTTTGTTTGTTGAATCTAGATGGAACGATTCGAATCACTTGTTTGCCAACTGCTGGCTTCCAGAATGTTTTGGAGCGATCTTCCTTAGAAGCACCACCTTTCTTGTTTTGCAACGATTGTAATCGGTTGCGGATAGCATTTAAGTCCATTTTATAACTGTTTTTATATAACTGAAATTAAGTAAATGATCTTGGAAGGCCAAACCTAGGACAAATAAATGATATTATTTATCTTGGTTTCTAGTTTACGCAACCCAGTTTCCTGAGTAAGTAATATTGTGTTTCTGTAATCTTCCCATGTAATTTTGTAATTGGGATCGGCGATACCGTTATTTAATTCTCTAATTAAAGTGTTCAGAGCGTTAATGGTATATAATGTATTTGACTCTTTCTTGCGATGTAACAATATAGTATTGGGAATAATAGCTGTATTCATATTCACTAAATCCACATTGTACGTGCATATAAGTTCATCACTATCCTTTGATTCAAGGATAAAGATCTTATTATACATGATGGAGTAGTAACCTCTAATTGTGTTAGTGGTAGTTTCTAAATCCTCGCGTTTAGTGAATGTGCAGAAAAGCTTATTAGCCAAGTCCGTAAAATTTATTGTTTCTAAGTCTACCATAAATATGTGTACTATTTTGTAAAAGCATAGTCCGTGCCTCGTTTAGCGCGAACCATGTACTCGTTGTTTTCTAATATATTCTTTATGTCTTTAACGCATTTAACTCCGTCGGCCTTAGATACATCGAATAGGAACGCATCATAGGTGTACAGCGCAAGTTTAGTAGCTTTATGCGCCAAATATGCGTGTACTTTAGCGATTGTTAGCGTATTATTATATGTTTCCCAGCTCTGGATGATATAATTAAATAATTTGTTAGGTGTCGGATTGTCTATGTTATGTACCTGTCTTCCTGTAGCAAGCGTTATGTATTGTTTCTCATTGTATTCTTCCCATAACTTAGTTATGTACTCGTTTACTTTGGCAAAAAACGGTTTATCTAGGTGTTCTTTACGAATACCACCATATAGATTTTGGAACATTAATTCTTTAGGTATCTCATCATATGGATTACCTTTAAATTTATGTCCAACTAATTTAGCAATGATACGTGGATGATAAGCACTATAATCAAACTCAACAAATATATCGTTTTGTGGTATGAATGCTTTTTTAGCTTCATGTGTTAAAGCGGCGAAATTTACGCCATTAAAGGCGTTTGACGGGCGGCTAGTTGTATTATATAAATTATATCGGGTATATATAGTACCGCTGTTAACTGAGTGTTTAACGTTAGATAACTCGACATTTTTGTGCATGTCATGTAATATAATACCTAATCCTGCTTTCTCGATTTGATAGAATGCATCAGTGAACTCATCATTGTAGAAATCGACTTTATCCATCCAGAGATAGCTAGAGACATTGTTAAATGTTTTCTCTTGTTTCTCGTAATGTTTAGATATAGGAATAATAGTGCTAAGTATATCAAGGGCGGAATGTTGATCAGAAAAATTATCATGAACATTAGTGCTACATACACTAAAATCAAAAATACTATTATCAATAGCACCCCTAATAAACCCAATGTCAATAAGATTGAGACTAGATGGTAAAAAATACTTGTGAAACTTTTTATCATAGACATATATGTTTTTATGCTTGCTTAAAAATGAAATAATATCATCTAGTTTTAAATTGAATGTCTCACTATGACTAATGGGTAATATAAAACCCTTAGTGTCTTTACGTCTGTAATAAATAAAACAAGGTGAAGTTAATGCGGGATGGTATAAAGGATTTAATGTGACTAAATTAATGTAACAGTCCTCATCGCGGTTAGATAGAACATCTAACTGTTCTTGTGTCTCAACTAAGAAATGCATATAACCTTTATTTCAATAAAGATAGTGAAGATATCTTAATTAACCAAAAAATCTGTTGGTATAGCGTATTGGGCTAAATCTTGTAAGTATGCTCTAAGGCCTCTAAATTCTTTATTGGCTTTATCTAATATTCTAGCATTAGTGTTTACAATACCTGGTGTTGTAATTTCTGTGTTAGGATCTTTAACATCAAATAATGGTCCTGATATAGCCCAATATATTGTTATAGTTTCCCATAAATAGAAATTATAAGATGAAGATTGGTTACTTATATCTTCATAAGTAGTCTTAGATATTTCTATTATACTTTCAGAACCACCATTTCGTTTTTTAGTAAAGTACCTAATAAATGATCCTACTTGATAATCAGCGGGTTCTGGTGTTGGGAAAAATAATTCAGGTACTTGAGTAGCATTTAAAGCAGCCACTTCAGGTGATGTGGTGTTCGCTATTATTTTTCTATATTCATCATTTAGTGATGAACTTACTAATGTCTTAGGTGGATTTTTCTTTAATGTTAAGGGTCTAACATTTAAATCATACTGGTTAATACCAGTATAGTATTCTTCCTCAAAGGTAATCCAGTAACTACCAATATAATCTTCTTTAGTTTCAGTCAATACAAACTCACCACCATTAGTGTATTGATTCTGAACAATTCTAGATTTAGGATAATACGCTTGCATTTTATTTAGTTTGAGTAGAATTAATCATACCTGCTCTAATTTTAGTAGTCCAGGTATTATTTTCAACACTATGTTCTAACCCATAAACTACAAAAGCAACCTTATACTGGCCTGAATCTTTTATCCCTACACTATATGCTCTAGGTAATAAAGCATCAGGTATAGTAAATACTTGCAGTTTAGATATACCACTAACTCCCTCCATATTAACATTAAAGTCAACAGGTATAATAGGTAATCCTCTAGTTACTTTATTATTTGCTTTTAATTTGTTACAACGATCATTATATATTGTTTTAACAGAATCAACATTAGATTTACTAACTGTATCTTTAGAATATATGTCAAATATATGTTGTCGTAAAGAATCCAATTTAGTTGCATCAGGAGCAGGTGAAGCTTCTGTTTTATAGTTTCCAACACCTTCTTCTTTTAATATTCTATCATATGCTCCTCTATCTCTGCCTATTTTAGAGAAACCAGTACCATCAATACCTGATCCTTCTCCACTAGTACTATTAGATATAGCAATTGTGGTGGTTATATTATTAGATATTTTGGATTGGAATGAATAATCTCGATATAATGATTTGGTGCCAAATAAATTTAATACTGTTGGATCATCTTGTTTTTCTCCTGGTATTAGTTGATCATCATATATTCTAATAACATTAGCCTCATCATCAAAACCTACTCTAAATAGGTTAACACGACCTAAAGCCTCACTTATACCTTTTAATAAACTATCTAAGTATGATAAAAAAGATACTTCACTACTTTTATCATTAATAAGTGAAGTAAAAGTTCCAGTGGCATAATCAACATGAACTAATATTTTCATTAAATATCCTTTATTAGCATTACTTGGTGTTTTAAATCCTAAACCCTTATTAATAAGATGATCTGATAGTAAGTTATTTTCTTTTGTTATAAAGTCTCCAGGTACATTTTTAGTTAATTCTTCCTTAGTAGTATCAAAATTACCAGGTTCATATGGTATAAGACATACTAATGGATTTATTGATACTTGATATGGAGTAGTAAAACAAAAATTAGTTTCAGGATTAAAATCAATTGATATATATGGTTTTTGACTGCCACTTTTTCCTTCATACAACATAGAATTATTAACTAATAAAGCTAATAAATGACCTAAAGTAAGATAAGTAGAAATAGTATTAATACCTGATGGTGCTCCATCTTTTTGAGATGTTTTTTCACTTTCATTTGATATAAAAGGTATTGTTACTCGTTTGAATATAGTATTTGAAACAGTAGGTACTTTATCTGCTTCTACCCTTCCTGCCATTAAATCAGCATTAAATCCTTTAGTACCATACACAACATCTAAACTACCTGATGTTTTAGCGGTGGGGCCCGCATCAAAATATTTACTTAA